GTTCCCAAAGCGGATTGCATCCGGAGCCGCCATGCGCACTGACTGCACACCACCTGAACCAAGGAAACCGTCCATCGAGTCGAGCTCCTCAGGGAGGAACCACACTGCGAGGTGAGCGCGCGAGTTATACGCCACTGATGCAGGCCCTACTGACTGCTTGTCAATGAGACCACCGGGGCGTTGCAGCCGACGCAAGAGTGCGTCGGCTGCAAAGCTCACGAACAGGGGCTCATTGCCGCCATCCGGTGTATCGGTGATCTTGGCGCCGTAGCGCCCGTTCAACATCAGTTGCAGAACGGGCAGCCACGCCGTCACACGGGCAGTCTGGTTAGTCGTCAGACTGGGGAGGAACGGTGTCACCTTCGGAAGCGTTAGCTCCATCGTTATCTCCCTCGCTGCCATCGTTCCCAGCAACTGCAGCATCTGCAGCTTCTTTCGCCACCTCAAGCGTCAGAAGGATCTCGTCCTTCTTCGTTGCGCCTTCGAGGTCGACCTGTTCACGTTCGGCATACGCCGTCAGTTGCTTGATCGTCCAGGATGTGTCGAACGGTCCCTCAGGAATGCCCGACACTGGGGCAGCTTCAGCAGCCTTGCCAGCTACCGACCAACCCTTTGACGTGTAGTACTCGACCGAACCCTTCGGAACGGTCACTGTGCGCCCTCGCGGGTGCGTCAGTGTGGGTGCCATTACTTGCTCCTTCTGTTAGGCGGCTGCTGCCGGGGTGACAGCGCCTACGGGCTCGGAGATCTGGCCGCCCGCGTTGATGGTGTTACCGAGCGCGTATGCGTAGCGCGCCTTGAAGCGAAGCGCAACCATGTCGCGCTCAGCGAGGTTGATTCCGCCGACCGTTGCCTGGTCGAGGAACTTCACAGTGATGTCCTGACGGACACCGATCTTCACGCGCGAGCGGTCCGCAACGATCGCGGATGCGAGAGCGTTGTCCCAAGCACCGTTCTTCACGAACGATGCATCGAGGCCAGCGATGTTGTCGTTGACCAGCCCGCTCTCGTTGAGCTGGCGGGTGTAGATTGCCTGACCGTCAGCGCCACGAAGGTTCGCGAGGCGGAAACGCAGACCCGAAGCCGACAGAACCGACGTGGGGTCAGCACCAGAGTCAGCAACAGCGCCCGCAGCCTGCAGGATGGAACCAGCGAGGTCGTTGGCGCCGGGGGTGGCCGAGGTCTGGAAGATGTTCCCAGCGGCAGTCGCCGCGGCGAGCAGATCAAGATCGGTCCACGTCGACGGCTTGTCGAGACCGAAAAGGATCGCCTCATCGAGCTTCTTACCGATAGCGGTACCGCCGAGAATCGACAGGTTGCGGAGAAGGTCCTCGGTCGCGTCCTCGAGGGTGTCCTCGTGAACGGGAATGATGACCGCGATCTCTTCGACCACGAAACGCTTGTTTCCCCACACAGCCTTCGACGTCGGCTTGACACCGGCGGGAAGGGTGGCGGACTCCGAAACCCAAGCGGCTTCGGGGAGGGTTGTGAGGACCGGCGCGTTCGTGATCTTCGTGCCCAGCGGGATAGTGCCGAAAGCGCTGATCGCGCCCGACTCTGCCGATGAAGCGTTCAAGAAAACGTCGGTGTATTCCTCTTGGATGAGGGTCGCGACATCTGCGCGAGTGATATCTGCCATGGTGGCAACTCCTTCTTACTGGCCGCGAAATGCGGCATGAATGGGTCGGGATGCGGGTCAGGAACCCTTGCGGCTTGCTGCGAGTTGACGCAGTGCAGCCGCGGCCTTGCCTTTGCCGCCCTTTTGGGCGTCGTCGTTCGGTGCAGGATCACCCGTTGGCGTCTTGGGTCGGGTGCGCGGCTTTCGCGAACCATCGCCAGCCACCAGATACGGCTTGTCGGTCGCCAACTTCTCTACAAGCGCCTTGATCGCGTCAGTGTCCGGCTCGTCGTCCTTCATAGGAAGTTTCGACAAGTCGATGACTTGCAGCGCATCTGCTGGATCGTTGAAACCGAGAGTCGCTGCGATAGCCTTCACCTCACCGTTGACGAGTTTCGTGACGAACTTCTGAGTCACCTCAGTGCTCGCTTCTCCTCGTGCGGCATCGATGTCTTTCTGCGTCTGAGTTTTTTGTGATTCGACGTATGTGTCGTGGTCGTCGGCCTTTTTCTTGAGGTCGTCGTAGTCGGCATACTTCGTGCGCTCGCGCTGCAGGCGCCCCTCGATGATTCGATCGAATTCTTCCTGACTTCCCGGCGCCTTGTACTCTGCAGGCGGCGGCGTAGCCGGCGTCGCAGGAGTGGCGGGTGCTGGGGGCGTTGAAGGTGGGGTCATAGACATGGGTGATCCTCCGTAGATCCGTCGATATACCGACCATTGATTGGACAGGCGGTCGTTACCTGCATCCCCGCAGCGCGGGTAAGTTCTTACTGCTCGATTGCCTTCGGCTGCGCGCGCACATACGCGGCAGCTTCCAACGCATCCGTTTTCGTCCATCCAGGGACTAGAGCGAATAGCATTTCGAGAGGGGCACCGACCGTGGCGAGTTTCACCACGGAATCGGAAATCTGAGCCAGAGAGCGCGACGAGACATCAGCCCAGTGCGCCTGCGACGATGTGTCATTCGCTGCATCCTCGTCACCGAGGATCGCTGCAGCCGTTCGCAGCCACAGCTCATAGCCCTCGCCGAGCGACATCTTGCGGTCATCGATGTTGCGGAAATAACCAGACTCAGCAGCGGCGATGCCCTCAGCGGACATGTTCACCACCGCGCCCAGAAGATAGTGAGGCGGCACCTGGCACAACGCCGACAAGTGCTTGATATGGGCATCGAGCGCAGCAACCGCCTGGTTCAGGTCAGCCGCCGCGAACGTGCCGAACCTTGCCGACTCTCCCGATTCACCAGAAGCATGCAGTAACGAATCGACTGATGCGCGAATCATCGCGTTACCAGAAGCATCCTTCGCTACCTCGCCGCCGGCCATCCACATCTTCGGGAAAGCCCCATACCGTTGCAACATCTGCAGAGTGAACGTCGCGTCGACAATGCGCTGGTACACGACAATCGCCGGCTCAACGCTCGAGCGCGGTTTCCCGTTCATCGCGAGAGTGTTCGAGATCTCTACCACCGGTGTGTAGCCAAGATTGTGTTCGACGATCCGCACGCTCTGCGGCGAGCGCGCATCGCCTTTCCAGCGGTACATGGCGTCTTCGTCGATGACCATCCAGTCGGAGTCCCAGAATGATGCGGATTGTTTTCCGACGCGGGAGATTACGAATTGGGGGTATTCGTCCCAGGGGTCTTGGAATACGGCGTAGGTGACGAGTGCCGAGAGTGGTCGCATGACTACTCCGTCGCCGGCGGCGGGGAGTGATAGGCCGTAGGACTTACCGAGGCCAATGGCTTCGCGGGTGACTTCACCTTGGCGGCCATCCATGCCGTTGGCTTGCCATGCTTCTTCCCAGACTCGTTCAGAGGTGTAGCCGTCGAGGATGCAGCCTTGAGCGATGCAGTCGCGAACGAATAGGAGCCATGGAGAGGATGCTTTGCGGAACAGATCTCGGTATTCGGCATCCGCGTCTGGTGGCATCCATGTGCGGTTCAGTTTTCCGTCGATCTTCTTTTGCAGAAGAGACAGTCGTGACCACTCGTTGCGGGCGTCTGATGTGATGCCGGCGATGAGCTCGCCCAGTTCTAATGCTGATCTAGCCACCCAGCACCCCCTTTTTATGCGTAGCCGCGAACTTGTGCGGGTTTCTTAGGCGGATTTGCCTGGTTCTTTTTGACGCCCCAGCAAGCCCATGTGACGGCCTGTGCGTGGCTGATTGGTTTGACCGGGTCGGATGCTTCCCATGTGACCCCGGCTTGCCCGAGCTTGCGTGTGGTCGCGAATTGGAGAGATTTTGCGACCTCTTCTTGGCCACGGTGTGCGATCAGAGCGTCATTGGAGTACTCGATGAACATCGAATGTGCTGCAGCGATCTCGTTCATGTTCATCGGCAAGTATTTGACGTCGAGGTTGTCGAGGTCGTTGATGATGACAGCTGCGTTCTTCGGATCCAGCACGATCAGCGCTGCGCCGATTTCTTCCTGCAGTTCCTTCACATACGCGGCCACCCAACGGGTTTGGCGTTCAGTCTTTTTGTGTTCCACGACCAATACGTCGTCGTCAAACTGCGATGCGGCCGCGACGGTAGCGAAACCCCCACTGCGGCCAAGCGCGATCGCTATGACCGGGGCATCGCCGAGGCGGGCGCCGTCGACCTTGTTGTTGTTCCACTGCTCCAGATCAAGTTCGGACAACTTCACGGCTTCTTGC